CGGTGATAAAGCAGAGAAACAGGGACGGTATATCGGCGTATCCGGAATCCGGATGCCCCCTGAGGCTGCCCAGTTCCTCCGCGGCGACAGCGACGAAGAGATCAAGGCCGCCGCCGAGACTCTCGCCTCACTTATCGCCCCCACCAGCCCCCTCGACCGGAACCCCGTCCCCCGCGGACAGGAGCCGGCCGACCGCCCCGACCTCGCCACCATCGGTGCGAGGCTGTTCCACAACTGAGCACCGAAAGGAAACCTAATGGCTAACTTCGCAACCCCGGCCGTAAAGGTCGCCGAGTCGTCCGTCGCGGCGCTCCGCTACCTGTCCGTCCTTCCCCGCACCATCAACCGCGACGCAGAGGCCGCCTACTCCGCCGGCTTCGGCACCACCGTGAACGTGCCTCTGCCCGTCAAGGCTGTCGCCAACGAGCTGTCCGCTACCCAGCGTGCCAGCCGCACCGCGATCACCTACAACGACCTGACTCGCACGTACGTGCCCGTCACGCTCGACACGCAGATCTACTCCGCGGTTCGCCTGCCCAGCGACTGGCAGACATGGACCCTGCAGGACTTCGAGAACGAGGTCGTCAAGCCCCAGGCCCAGGCTGTCGTCGACATCCTGCCCGTCAAGATCGCGAAACTGATGGAGAGCATTCAGGCCCCCCAGGCCTCCGACCCGGACGCTGCCCCTGTCGAGGTGACCGACGCGAAGGCCACGAAGCTGCACGCTGACGGCAGCAACCTGTTCGGCGTTCTCGCCCGCCTGACCCGCGTCCTCAACGCCCGGCAGGTGCCGTTTGACAACCGCTACCTGGCTGTCGGGCCGGCCGTCGGCGAGATTCTCCACTCGAACAAGGACCTCGCTAACGCCGCCTTCTCCGCCGACCAGGGCGACATGCTTCACGAGGCCACCATCGGTCGCCTGTTCGGCCTGACCGTCGTCGAGGACCCGCGCCTCCCGCAGGCCCGTGCCATCGCCTACCAGAGGGACGCCTTCACCATGGCCCTCCGCGCCGCCGACGTCCCGCTCGGCGCCTCGTTCGGCGCCAGCCACGCCGAGGACGGCTTCGCTATCCGTCAGATCGCCGACTACGACCCCGACCACACCGAGGACCGTTCCGTGCTCGACGCATACTTCGGCGCCGCCGTCATGGACGCCCAGCGTGCAGTCGCCGTCGCGATCGGCTGACACCCGCCATGGCGAGTGAACCGCTCGCCCCGGTCGGCCTCCTCAGTGAGTGGCTCGGTGAGCCCATCACCGAGGAGGCCGACGTCAGTAGGGCGAAGATGCTGCTCCGCCGGGCCTCCACTATTGTCATCGAGGAGGCCGGGCGGCTCGCCCACCCATGGACTGCGACCGACGTCCCCGACGGCGTTCAGCAGATCGTCCTGTCCTGCGCCGGCCGGGCATACACCAACCCGGAGAGTTGGAATTACGAAAGACTCGACGATTGGATGGGTGGCGGCCGCCCCGTCCCTGAGGATGGCCTGTACCTGACACCCACCGAGCGTCGGTCACTACTGCTGTACGCAGAGGACGGCCGCCCTAAGGGCATCGGGATCATGCGCACGAGCCGCCCCGTGTGGCCGCCTGTCGGCTACGACGACGGCTGGGTGCAGTACATCCGGGAGAACGGCTGATGGCCCGGCCGAATATGCGACGCCGGCGTGCGAACTGGCTGATGGCAGACACGTGCGTCATCGACCGGCCGACCGGCTCCTTCAACTGGGACCCGCGGACGAAGCGTGACGAGCCGACAGTGGAACGCGTCTACGAAGGCAGGTGCAGGCTCCGTCAGCAGACGTCGTACGGCACCGCCCCGACCACGGGTGGCCACACGTACGAGCTGCAGCAGACGGAACTGCACGTCCCGTACGACGCACCCTACGAAGCTGCTGTCGGGGACGTGGCCACAGTGACCGGCTACCGGTACCCGTTCCGTGTTCGCGGCCTCATCAACCAGACGCACCGGACGGCGAACCGGATGCTCGTGGACGCGGAAACTGACTGATGCCAGTCGACGTGTCCCAGCTGATGGCCCTGTCCGCCGACTTCGCGTCCGCGGAAGAGGCTGGCGCGGCTGTCGGGGTTGGTGTGCGGAACGCCCTTGACGGCGCGAAGCAACGCGCCCGCGACGCATACAAGAGCTTCCCGAACAAAGGGATCGCCAAAGTCGGGGAAACATTCTCGTACGACGCGAAAGCGTCCGGCGGTATCACCCAGGCGGAGTTCGGTCCCACCAAACCCAAGGGCGCCCTTGCGAACATTGCGATCTGGGGAACATCCCGTGGGGGTGGCGGCCTGCCGCACCCGGCAGACTTCATGGACGACAAAGTCACCCAGGAGATCGCTGACACTCTCGACGAGATAGTGAGGAAGCTCGGATGATACGCATATCCCCGTTCGTGAAAGCGATGGAACGAGCCTGCCGTGAACGCTGTCGGTATACGGTGTACCTCGGTGAAGTCACCGTCCCCCGCCCCCCCCTGCCGTACGTCCTCGTGAAGCTCCCCGCCGTCAATATGGGTAGCGGGGAGGCGCTCGACGGGCAGCTGCGGGAGCTGTCGTACCTGCAGCCCCTCACCGTGGTCGCAGCAACCGCTGGCAGGCTCCTCGAGGTCCTCGACGACGTGCGCGGGGCCCTCGAAGGACACGAATTGCAAGTCGGCGCCCAGTACGTGGAGCCGCTGAAGCTGTCGTACTCGTCCGGCATGTTCCGTGACGACCAAGTCGACCTGCCCGAGAAAGGGCACCCGTTCTACGCGGTGGACATGTGGCAGGTCAAGGCCGTCAACCGGATCAACTGACCTGCAACACCTATACTGAAGCCAAGTCTGGTACGCCCGCCAGAGCGCGGGAGAAAGGAAAACCCCATGGGAACCTCAGTCCGCACCCTGGCCGACGGCCGCATCACCGTCGTTGCCTTGGATGCCGCCCACAAGGCAGCCGACCCGAAGAATCCGTCTGTTGATGAGCTGAACGCCGGCCAGCGCCTCGAGATGTACGTCATGAAATCGGACTACAAGCTCGGTTCGAAGGGATCCACATCTGTTGAGGAGCCCGTCCTCGGCGCGCAGGGCAAGGGCACTGTTCCTGGCCCCGCCGAGTATGAGGGCCAGATGTCCGTGTACTGGTACTTCGACGACAATGGCCAGTACGCCTCCAGCGATGACAACAAGGCCTGGGAGCTGCTGTCTCAGACCGGGCGTGAGTTCGACTTCTACGAGCGCGAGGGTAAGCTGCCCACCGCCGCGTTCGCCGCCGGCGACCGCGTCGACTGGTACCACGTCGCGCCCGGGCAGCCGCAGAAGCCCGACGACCGCACCACCTACACGAAGCGGACGATCAGCCTGTTCGTCTCGGACGCCCTCGAGAACAGCATTGTTCTCGGTGGGGGCGCCCTCGCCGCCCCGACCGTCTCGTCGATCGACCCGCAGAACAAGAAGGCCGGCGACACGGTCATGATCTCCGGCTCCAACTTCATCGGCGTGTCGTCCGTGACCTGCACGGTCGGCGGGAAGAGCGCCCCTGTCGCGTCGTACACGGTCATTTCCCCGACGGCGATCGCCGCGACTCTGCCGGCTGGCGTCCAGACCGGCAACTTCATCGTCACGAACAGTAAGGGCACTTCCTCCGGCTTCCGCTACACGGTCGGCGCCTGACGGTAGACTGACCTCAAGGGCCCCGCGGCGGGTGTGCGGTCTCCCGCCGCGGGGCCCTTCCGCATGACCGCAGCAGACCGCACCGAGGGGCACGACATGACCGACACGTCCGCCATCACCGACACGAACCCGACCGACGCCACGAACGGCGGCGACACGCCGGAGAGGTTCGACTTTGCTTCCTGGGTCGCTGGCTTCCAGCCGACAAGGAAGTCCTGCGTCTTGTACGGCCGCACTGACTTGCTCGCCGTGATTGACCGGTTCGACGAGGAGGCCCGCCTGCCGGGCCTTTCTGACGACAGGAAGAAGGAGCTTCTAGACAAGGCGAACGCGACCCTCGCCGAGCTGAAGAACTCCGGTGTCGAGTTCGTCGTGCAGACCCTGTCCGTGCATGCGCAGAAGCGTCTTGTTGACGAACTGCGGGAACAGTACGGAGCTGACGGTGAGAACGTCACCCACGAGATGGAGTGCGCGTTCATCGCCGCTCACATTGTGGAGCCGACCGGTGTCACCGCAGACGACATCGCCCACTTGTATGACGCTTCTCCCGCCCAGGTGGAGAAGCTGTCGAAGACGATCCGGATCGTGGACGTCGCCGAGCCGACCATTACGGCCCCTTTCTCGTCCGCGTCCTGAACGGCCCCGCAGGACGATGGATTGCCTCCCAGGTGAAGCATGCGCTCGCCTGGGGGAAGCCGCCCACGGGGCTGCTCCGTCACTCTGATGAGTGGCTGGAAGAGGACTACATTCTCGCTTCTGCGTACTCGATGTGGGAGGACGGCCTGTGCCCGTGCGGGTGCGGGTATCCTCGAGATGTTGCTTGGGATGAGGGCATGGACGGCTGGTTCGAGGCTCGCGAGGAAGTGTGCTACGCGAAAGCGGCTAGGGAACAGTGGGAGAACGAGCACTCTGAGCGCAGCAAGGACGGGGCGCTCCGCTACCCTCCGAAGCTCGGGTCCATGCTGTACGTCGCGGACGCGCGGGTAGAATTGCCGGCAGATTAGTAGGAGGTTCCCGTGGCCGACAGAACGGTAGTCGTCAAGCTGACGGCCGACGCATCTGGCGTCAAGCAAGGTATGCAGCAGGCGTCAGACTCGACGAAGGCTGCTGCGACGGCTATGCAGGAGGCTGGCGGTGCCGCCGAGGGGGCCGGCCAGAAGATGGGGAACGCCAGCGAGACCGGTAAAACCGGCCTCGCTGGTCTCGCCGACTCGGCCCGGCAGAACGGTGCCGCTTGGACTACGCTCGGCACGACCGTGGCCGGCGCGGGCGCCGGGCTCCTCGGTATCGCTGGTATTGCCGGCAACATGGCCGCGAATTTCGACGCCAGCATGTCGTCGGTGCAGGCTGCCACGCACTCCTCGTCTGAGGAGATGTCGCAGCTGCGGGAGGCTGCGATTCAGGCCGGCGCGGACACCGCGTTCTCGGCGACCGAGGCCGCGTCCGGCATTGAGGAGCTAGCTAAGGCGGGCGTGTCCACGAAGGATATTCTCGCTGGCGGCCTGTCGGGCGCCTTGGACCTGGCTGCCGCGGGCGAGATCAGCGTGTCCGAGGCAGCCGAGACGGCGGCCACGGCTATGGTGCAGTTCAACTTGTCTGGCGATAAGGTGACGCATGTCGCCGATCTGCTGGCCGCGGGTGCCGGTAAGGCGCAGGGCGGCGTCCATGACATGGCGTACGCCCTGAAGCAATCCGGTCTCGTCGCCAGCCAGGCAGGCCTGAGTATCGAGGAAACGACGGGTTCTATCGCTGCTTTCGCGTCCGCCGGCTTGATCGGCCAGGACGCCGGCACATCCTTCAAGACGATGCTCCAGCGTTTGGAGAATCCGTCCAAGGGTGCGAAGAACGCCATGGATGACCTGGGCATTCACATTTACGACGCTCAGGGTCACTTCATCGGGATCACCGCCGTCGCCGAGCAGCTGCGCGTCGGCATGAAAGACCTGGGCGAGGAGGAACGCAACACGGCGATGTCGACCATCTTCGGGTCGGACGCCATCCGCGCCGCGAACGTCCTCTACAACGAAGGCGGCGAAGGTATACAGGGGTGGATCGATAAAGTTAATGACGCCGGGTACGCCGCCGAAACCGCGCGCCTGAAACAAGACAACCTGAAAGGTGACATTGAGAAGCTTGGCGGGTCCTGGGAGACCGCCATGATTAAGATCGGGTCGTCCTCGCAGGCCCCGGTCCGGTCTGTCGTGCAGCACATCACTTCGCTGGTCGACAAGCTGGGAGAGCTCGGCTCCGGCACTCAGTCCATGATTTTCAACTTCGCCGCTTTCGGCGGGGCGGCGCTGACCGCTGTCGGCGGGCTCATGGTGATGGCCCCGAAGATTGTCGAGATCAAAGACGCCATGAATACGCTGAACTGGACGGCCGCCGGCTTGAAGGGGAAGCTAGGGGAGGTCGCTACCGGGATGACCGCCTTCGGCCGCACCGGGCGAATGATGATCACTGCCGCCCTGATAGAGGGCGTGAAGCACTACGGCGACGAGGTGCGCCGCACTGGCGTGTCTGTGGACGAGATGTCGTCGGCGCTCTCTCACGGTGGCTCCGTCCTGAATAACCTAGACTTCGACCGGGGCAAGTACTCACTTCAGGAGTATTCGCAGGCCCTGGCGGACATCAGCCGTCCTTCTGTGTGGTCGTCCGTGCAGCAGCACCTTGCCAGTTTCGCCGACGGGGTCGCCGGCGCCTTCGGGGCGGACACCCGGTCCGATCTGCAGCGCACGAAAGACGCTCTAGAGACGACAGGCAAGGCTCTGTCTGGCATGTCCACGGACGAGGCTGTCGCTCAATTCAAAAAGCTGTCGTCAGAGATGACGAACGGCACGAACAAGAGCATGATCGACCTTATCAACTCCATGCCCGACTTCAAGGCGCACTTGAATGAGGTCGCCAAGCAGATGGGACTGACTGCGGACGATAACACGCGTCTCGCTATCGCACTGGGGCAGATCGACCCGAACGCGCAGGCTGCCGCTGGTGGCACGTCGCAGCTGGACGCCGCCATCCGCAAAGCCAAAGAAGGCACCGACCAAATCGTCCCGTCTATCGAGGAGGTCATTAAGGGCATCAAGACATACGGTGACACCGTGATCGCTAACAGCAACGCCGACATCAAATTTCAGGAGGCGCTGAAGAACGTCAACGACGCCGTCCGGGAGAACGGTGCCACGCTCGACATCACCACAGAGAAAGGCCGAAAGAACCAGTCCGCATTGAATGACCTGGCGTCAGCTACGTTCGCGCAAGTACAGGCAGCGCAGGCTGCTGGCGCCGGGCAGGATGAGCTGCAGGAGAAAATGCAAACCGGTAGGGATGCGTTCATTTCAGCGGCCGAGTCCATGGGCCTCACGGAAGAGGAAGCGGTCGAGCTTGCCGACAAGTACGGGTTGATCCCAGAGAAGATCAACACGGAGGTTACTGCTGACACGTCGCAGGCGACCGAGGCCGCCAACGGCGCGACCGCCGAGATCGATGGCATGACCGGGACGATTTCCATTTCCGGTGACGCCGCGAAAGCGGACTACACGCTGACCGTGACAGCTGACTCCATCAACGGGACCACGGGAGTGGTCGAGATCGACGCGGACAATGACCAGGGGCTGGCTGGCCTGCAGGAGACCGTGCAGACGATCGATAACTCCGACGGGACGGTGTCCATTTTGGGTGACGCCACAGGCGCCCGATGGGAGAAGGACTCCGTTCACACTGAGATTGACAACACCACGGGGACGGTAACAATTTCCGGTAACGACCAGGCGTCCGGCAAGGTCCGCACCGTGAAGTACAACATTGACCAGCTCCACGACAAGGAAATCTCGATCACTACCCGGATTAAGCAAATCTTCACGAGCGTCGGGCATTGGATTGGCGATCACTGGCCGAAAGGCTCCTGGCTGCGGTCCGAGGGTGGGCCAATCACCCCGATCAAGGGGTACGCGAACGCCGGCGCCGTGTACGGCCCTGGGGGCCCGAAAGACGATTGGATTCCCGCGTGGCTGTCGAACGGCGAGCACGTCCTCACGGCCGCCGAGGTGGCCGCCGCCGGCGGCCAGGACGCTATCTACCGGCTCCGGAAGATGATCCGTGACGGCGACATCCGCAACTACATGGAAGCCCGCCGGTTCTCTGACGGGGGGGGCCTGTCCGCGTCCTCACCTTCCATCAGCGGCAGCGGCGGCGGCATCTCCGCGAAGCAGCTCCGCCGAGCCATGGACGGCATGAGCCTAGAACTCACCGTGGATGGGCAGACTACCTTGACCACCAGGATGAGGTCCGTTGCGGACGGGCGTATCGTCACCGCTAACAGGATGATGGGAAGGTAACCGAATGGCAACAATGAAGGTTTTCACGGCGCGGCACACAGGGATGCTGTCCCTACAGCCGAACCCGTCCCCCGAGGGTGCGGCCGCGATGCCCGTGTACGTGAAGTCCGACGACAATCGGGTGCTGATCTGGCACCCCACCGACTCTGAGTGCATCAGCGACCCGCTGGCGCCGATCGGCGAGGAGACCACCTACACGCAGGACGGCGCGGCAGACACGACCGCTGTACGCACGTCCATCGGCGCAGACATCATCTCCGACGAGACCGGGCATATTGCCGTTAAGGGGCGCATTGTTGAAGCGAGCGAGGAGTCTTTCTCCGCGGGACTGACGACCTTGTCCACGTCGGCGGGGACTCTCGACCGGTGGGGGCAGTCCGCTGAGCCGCTGTCGTACACGATCACCTACCGGACGAAAGGCCGCGCGGACTACGAAACACTCCGGGCGCTCACGCAGCGCCCCGGCTACCTGGTCGTCGCCCACGACGGTGACGCCTGCACCATCCCGTCGTGCACTGTCCGCCCTATCCGGGTGGTGGCCGTGCAGAAAGCGACCGCACAGCAGACCGAGTCACGTGTCGCCGGCACCGTCCAGTGGGAGTTGTCCGTGACGGAGAGGCCGCCGGAGATGGTCCGCCACACCGAGCGGTGGCTCGGCATGTATGGCACCAGGATGGGGTCGTGGGCGCCGTGCGTCACCTGGGGTGAATGGCTGGACTGGGAGGCGAGGCTTCAGGCCGGCGACGTGAAACGGGTCGTCACTTACCTGTGGGGCGGCGACACGCACCCGGAGGACGACAAGCTGCTCGGCGGCGATATCTCAGAGAACTGGTCGCCGCACGGCCGGCCCACGCGCGTCGGCGAGGGTCGTACTGTCACGCCGACGGCGGGTACGTCCAGCTTCCGTCAGGTGCCGGTCGGTCACACCGTGGAAGTGTCCGCCTACGTGCGGCGGATCGGCAGCGACCCCGACCTGTCGAACGTGGCGGTCGGCTTGTGGCTGTCGAACGGCCGCGGAGACGCTTCAACGAAGCGCAGCTTCGACCACCCGGGCCGGCAGGTGCGCAGCACGCCCGACGCGAACGGGTGGGTGCTCATGAAAGCGACAAGCACGATCCGGGCCGGCGCGGACTGGATCGCACCAAGCCTGCTGCTCGACGGCACCCCACAGCCGACAATCGAGTTCGCCGAGGTCGGCATCGCAGACCTGTCGCTGTCGGACATTCCAGACATCACCTCGCGCACGTACGACGACGTGTGCCGCCACGTGGCAGGGATGCCGTCATGAGGCCCGGGCCCTCACTGTTCGACATGGCCCGGCCGGCCCGGTGGCGCGTCCGCATGGACGTCCGCTACGGCGGGAAGATCGAGTGGCGGGACCTGCCCGTGTACAACGTGCAGCTGGACTGGGGGAAGCTCGGCACGAAGGCGGACTCGAACCCGACCGCCCCGGCCCGGCTGACATTGAACGCTCCCCGGCAGTTGGCTGCGAAGGACCCGACTGACCCGTTGGCGAACTACGGGCAGGAGCTGTGCCCCGTTCTGGAGATACGCCCCCGCGAAGGCGAGGGGTGGGACGTGCCGTTCGGTCATTTCCGGATCACGGACTCTCCGGCAAACCCGGAGGAGGGGGCCGTGCAGGCGAAGGATATGCTCTTGGATCTGGAGGAGAACCCGCTGCCGTTCCCGCACTCTCCGTGGATGGGGGGGACTCTCCTGTCGGAGATGCGTCGGCTGAATCCGGTCCCCGAGCACACGTACATCTGGGTGGATCCGAAGGTGCGGAACGTCGCCCCTATGGCGTCGCTGCAGATGCCGCCGAGCCGGCTGGCGTCAGTGATCATGCTGGCGGACTCGTGCGGTGCGGACGTGCGCATGGGGTACGGCGGGAAGATCGAGGCGTACGCGCGGCGGGCGAACTGGCAGACCCCGGACGAGACGTACCCGCTGGCGTCTGGCCTGCTCGTGGACGCGCAGCGGACGGAGGACCCGTCCGGGCGGCTGCCGAACATGATCGAGATCAACGCAAGGGGTGACGGGACGAAGTCCTACTCTCTGTCCGGGAATAAGTCGTGGGCGGACGCGATCAAACGGTCGGACCATGACACTGAGGTGGATGAGGCCCTGAACCTACTGTGGGAGAGTAAGCCCACGACGTCCGCGTGGGGGCAGGGGGACGAGCTGTACCAGAACGCGAAGAGCACCGCTTGGCAGTGGAGGCATAACCTATGGCCAGGCTGGGAGCGCGAGGTTGACGACAAGGGGAAGACGACCGGCTGGAAGTCGAACTACACGTACGACTTCCACATCGGCATGCAATATTATGGCGCCCCGTACGATCCGAAACACTACGGCCGGGTAACGAAGGTTACGGACCTGTCGTCAGACAAGTCGTGGTCGAAGATGGTGGAGCAGGCGAACTTGGACGCTTTCCATGCCCGCGACCGGCTGCCGTCATGGAAAGTGGAGATGGCATTCGACCCGCGCATCGAGATCGGAGACCTCCTTGCCTTTGAGATCAAGGAGGGCGAGTGGGTTGCTATCATTGTCTCGAGCTACTCGTGCTCGCTGTCTGACGTGTCTCGCACGATGACAGTGATCGGACGGGAGGCTCGCCGCCACCTGTAAAGGAGGAGACCGCATGAGTGATGGCAGCCTGTACCTGGCGCTCCGCGAGGGCAGCCAGGCGTCCCGACGCCGTGACACGACGATCCGCTGGGTGAAGGGGCGGGTAGTTGACACGTCGAAGACCGACCCGACCCTGCCTGCCGGGTGGGTGCGCGTCGGCATGCCGTACGACAAGCCTGAGACGTACGTGGCCGGGGAGACGCCCGGCCTGTACACGTGGCAGGGGGCGATGGTTACTGTCCGCCTGCACCCGGATGGGACGTTGCTGGCGATCACTGACGGGCAGGACGAGCCTGGCGATGAGCGCACCCAGGTTGAGCGGCTCGGACCGGCCGGGCGGGAGATCGCGGAGGCCATGAACGACGCGGTGGACGCGAAGAAAGCGGCCGCGGAGGTGAAGGGCCGGGCGGAAACCGCCGCGAAGGATGCTGCTGCTGCCGCCCGTGACGCGACGGCAGCGCGGGCGAAGGCGGAGGCTGCGGCCGCGAGTGTCGGCACCGTGCAGGGCAGTGTGAAGGGCTTGGAGGGTCGTGTCGCCGCCGCTGACAAGGCTGCGAAGGATGCAGCTTCCGTGGCTGCCGCCGCGGAGACTACCGCCCAGCAGGCCGCTGAGACGGCGAAACGGGCCGAGGATGCTGTCAAGAACTCCGGAGACAACGCGAAAGCGGTAGCTCTTGCCGAGGAAGCGAAGTCCCTGGCGCAGGCTGCGCAGACTCTTGCTGGGCAGGCGAACACGAAAGCGCAGGACGCCGCCGCTGCCGCTGCGACTGCGGCGCAGAAGGCCGACGCCGCTGACACGGCCGCTAAGAAAGCTGACGCCAACGCCACTGCCGTGAAGGCGACGGCGGACGGGGCGCAGGCCGCAGCAAAGGCCGCCCAGGCTGACGCGCAGAGAGCACAGGCTGACTATACGGCGCTGAAAGCGAAGCAGGACGAGTCTGCGGCCGACCTCCTGGTTGCGAAGCGGAAGGCCGACGGTGCTGTCGCGGCCGCGCAAGGTGCTGCCGAGAAGGCTGACAGGGCTGCGGCGGACGCGTTGGGCGCTCGGAACGCCGCCGACCAGGCCTCCGCGAAGATATCCTCCCTAGATGGGAAGGTGACGATCGCGGCACGTACCCCGCTGCCGGCTGACGGGCAGGGCAAGACCGCCGGTGCCCTGTGGTGGGTGCAGGGCGGCGACGGGAGGCTCGGCCAGGCGTTCGTGTGGAACGGCACCGTGTGGCGGCTCAGTCAGGCGGGCGCGAACTTCATCGGTGACAAGGCGATTGGTTCCGCGCAGATCGGCGATGCCGCTATTGGCTCCGCGCAGATCGCTGACGCGTCCATCACTGACGCGAAGATCGGCGGCCTGTCAGTGTCGAAGCTCATGGTTACTGGCGGTGCGAAGATGCCGCAGGCTGTGATCGACGTGATCACGTCCGACTCCGCGTTCCTTGGGGCAGTTGCCGCGCATTCCGTGTCGGTGGACCCGGAGAACATGGTGCGGGAGCCGTTGTTTGCGTCATCGCCGTCGTCCGTGTGGACGGTGTCGGACGTGGGCGCGGTGACGTTGGCGGCCACCGTGTCTGGCGCACCTGGCGCACTGGTGACCGGCGTCCGGTTCGTGGCCTCGGCCGCCGCGAAGGCGTGGGCGCAGGCGACACAGAAGGTTACGTTCCCCGCGGGGAAGCGTTGGGTGCTGCGGATGACGTACCGGTACAACTCCGGCAACGCCGGCACGCTGGTGGCGACTGCCGCGGCGAAGGAGATCTGCCGGCCTGTATACAAGGCGAACGATTACGGCTGGCGGACCGAGGAGTGGTCGTGGACGCCGGATGCCGGCACCACGTCGGCCATGTTCCAGCTGTCGGCGACGGCCGGCTGCCGCGCCGAGGTGGCGGCCGTGTCGTTGACGGAGGCTGTGGGGGCTACGAAGCTCGCGCCGGGTAGTGTCACGTCGGATGCGATCTACGCGTCTAAGGAGTTGTGGGCGAAGCTGGCTGCGTTCGCGGCTGTCACCACGGACATGCTGACGGCGGGTAAGGCGACCATTACTGGTGACGCGGTGGTAGGTAACCTGAAGGGTAATAGTATCTTCGGGTCCAAGATCGTCGGGTCGTCCATGTACGCGTACTCCGAGTCCGCTGAGTCGCTCAACAAGAAAGGCCTGCCTTACAAGGCGGTCGATGCGGACGGAGGCGACTGGAATTCCCAGGCGGTCCCTATGACGCGGGTGTGGGCGAACCGGTACGGCAACTCCGACAGCGATGGGGTGTGTACGATCACGTCCGCGTCGGACACGGAGATGACCGGCAAGTACACGTCGCGTCTGGACTTCACGTACAACGCGTGCTGGGAAACGTATGTGGACCTCCCGGACGGTGACGTGTTCGACGCGACCTTGGACTTCTGGGTGGCCGACACGGGCGGGACGTCCGAGATAGAGATAGTCCTGCTGCGCGACGGCATTGAACTGTCCCGCAACCGCACCTTGGACGGCTGGCAGACGATCAGTATCGCGAACTGGAAGAAAGGGGACGCGGGGACCCGCCGCTACTATCTGCGCATCTTCCCGCTTTACTCGCCGACGAATGTGTCGTTCAAGAACCTGAAGCTTTGGTATCGGACTGTGTACGACACTTCGTCGATCCGTCTGAAGGGCAACTCCCTGCTGTTCCGCCAGTCGAAGCCGGATGACACAGGGACCAACTCGTGGTTCCGTTTCACTAACGGGCAGATGTACGCGGCCGGCACCAACCAGCTGGAGTATCAGCGTCCCCTGAGGTCGCTGGTCATGCCACCTCACTTCATCGGGACGACGAACCAGCAGCGCATTCTGCAGCGAAACTACTGGGAGTGGTGGCCGGGCAAGCTTCAGAATGACACCGAATGGTTCGAGTACGACGCCCAAGACTTCCGCATCGGGAAGAACAACATCCCGCAGGCGGTGTATAGCGGGCTGTACTGGGTCACCATACAGGCGACCGTGGCGAGCCATTACTCGTCTCTCTGGACGACGCTGCTTGTGGAGCTGAACCCCGCGGGGAACTGGAGTTTGGCCGTTGGGAACTCCGTCGCCTTGGAGCCGGGGGTGCAGGGCGTCAAAGTCTCGGCTGCCGGGCTCATGCAGTTGCGCACGAATGTTCGCTTGTACTGGCACTTCGCGATCCGCACCCCCGACATGGGGTCCGAGAACGGGTGGATCGAACTCAATAACATGCGACTGTCTGCAATGTACATTTCAAACTGAGTAGGATGAGACTATGAGTACTACCCGCTGGGACGGGGCGAAGGTCCCCACCGCGTCCGATCCGATCCTGTCCGCGTGGGGCGACTACGCGGACAGTGTCGGCACGTTCATCCGGTGCGCGTCGCAGGCGGAGGCGCAGGCCCGTCTGTCGCAGGCGCCTGCCGGTGTCGTGTCGTCTACGCACCCGGCGATGTTCTTGATCGCCGGCGTCCTGTACTCGGCGGACGGGACTAGGTCCGATAACCAATACGTGCTGCAGCCGGTGGCTGGGTTCTGTGACGTGCTGGTCGATAAGACTGACGCGTCCAACGGTCGCGGCCGGCCGACGTCTGATCACACGACACGCCGGTGGGCGGAGACCGGCTTCAGTCTGCCGATCCGCTCTCTCCTCGAGTTCAGTCTGGACGTGTGCGTCAGTATCGTCCATTCCGATTTCGCGTCCGAGGCCGACAAGGATAAGGCAAACGGGTCGTACTACTTCGGTTTCATCTTGGACAACGCGGGCTTGTGGCAGACGGAGATTCAGTACAACCGGACGTTCATGACCCACCACCTGTCGTGGAAGCAGGAGGTTCCCGCGGGGACGCACACGGCCGCGTACTCGACGTGCGGGTCGTACGGGACTGACCCGTTCTGGCATTACGACGGCGGTGTTTACCCGGGCACTAGGTTCCGGGTGATCAGCCTCGGCGCCGCACGCTGACCCCCGTCTTGTTACCTGCCGTGTCCGTGAGATCATGGGTGCGGCAGGTAACTACTATCCGACTGAGGGGTGCTTTGTATGGCTACTATGGGGCCGACAGAGGAGAGGAGGCGGCGCGCTGAGGCGCTGCGAGGCTGTGTGATCGCGTCTGCGAATGGGGCGCCGGACGGGCACCTGTGGGCGCAGCGCGCCCGGCAGCTGGGGGTCACCCACATGCGGATCACGGACCTGTTCGGAGACGGCACTGCCCAGGCGCTGAGCAACGGCGGCGACAAACTCGGCGAGCTGGACGCGAAGGTGCGGTGGGCCCGCGACGCGAACATTCGGTTCTGGCTGGACCTGTCCTACGTGCGGAACCTGTTCGTCAAGGAGGGGGCGAACCCGTACTACAAGACATGGCAGGAGTGGCTCCCCTACTTCCGTGAGGTCCTGTGGCGCGACTTCCCTGATTCGTCTATCACCTACCAGGACTATCCGACGTTGGATTGTGTCGCCCTGGCGGGGGAACCGATGGTGCTGTGGGGGGACGATAACCCGGTGCAGCAGGCCGGGTCCGCGGACCAGTATGTGTGGTCGCTGTTGCAGCAGGCGGAGGCTGTGCGCCGCCTCGGCTATGACGGCCCTATCGCTGCCGGCGGTTTCATTCACTTGGGTGCTGACGGCCGCGGCCGGGATGCCCACGGTGACTTGTTCGACCAGGTGGCGCGCATGCCTGAGGTGGACGTGTTCACCGTCCATGGGTATGACAGCCCGACTGGCGATGCGTTCCGGAATCTCGCTCGGATCGCGACGCAGGCGGGGAAGCCGTTCATTTTGGAGGAGGTTGGCTTCTCTGACAAGGATGACGGCGCGAAGGCTGCGAAGCTGGCTGCGTTCGCACAGGTGGCGTCACTGTCGGGACTGAACGGCGTCGGGCTGTGGAACATCGGGCAGTACGGGGATTTTGATGTGCGCCCCGACAAGGGCCCGAAGTCGGCGGCGGCGTGGCTGCAAGTGGTTGACGCGGTGGGTGCGCGCCGTCCTGTCGGGGACGCCGGTGCCGCTCCTGCGCCCGCACCAGAGTGGGTGTCGTTCCCCGGCGACATGACCCCCAGCGACACGTTCATTGCGACCTTGTCTGGTCATGCTCTGTATGTGGGCCCCCGCTCCGAGTGGGGGACTGTGACGCTGCCGAATGTCGGGCAGAAGCGTGTCGCGACGATCCCGTCTGCCGTGTTGGGTGACGGGAAGCCGCAGCGTACTTGCTACCCGCTCCTGAAGACGGATGGCACGTCCGACGGTGCGACCGTCGAGGTGTGGCCCAACAAAACGGTGATCGCGAACATTCCCGCGGGGGGCGGCGGGAAGCGGGTCATGCCGATGATGTGCGCCCCACTGGCGTGAGTGTCGCCGCTCTGCTGGTGGCCCATACTGGCCTCATGCATGACCTTGACCTGCCTCCGTTTCCGGCCGAGCTGTTCGGTGCGGCGATCGCCGCAGTGGCGTCGTGGATCGGCTGGTTGTTCTCGAGGGCGGAGAGGACATCTGACCGGAGGGTTGAGGCTTTGGAGCAGATGGCCGAATCGTTGAACAAGCGGGTGGCGACGTTGGAGCAGTCCCGGGACGCCGCTGAGGCGGAGCGCGACCTCGCGGAGGAGGAGGCGCACCACCTCAGGGTGCAAGCGTTCAAGTTGGAGGAGTATGCGGCTGCGCTTATCCGGTGGGGTGTCTCGTTGCTCCAGTTGATCGCCCCGGAGCGGCGGCCGCCCGGCCCGCCGTCACCTCCAACCGGTCTCGAGGATGTGAGCGATCTGTGTGGCGGCGGAGTGTCGACTGCTGCCTTTCCAGTGGACGCCGCCGCCGGTCACGTGCCAGGTGACGCCTCGCCGGGTGAGGGTCACTCGGGTTCCTGATGGGCGCCGGCCTCTGCGGATGACAGCCTCGCGGGGGCCGGTCGCTACTTTCAGCTTGGTCCGGTCAAGGCCGCACGCGTCGATGATGGTGAGGGCCTCTGAGATGACTCCTGCGGGGGACATGTCAGTTCACCCCCAGCCACTGCCAGAGGCCCCAGATGGTGATGGCGGAGCCGAGGGTGATGAGGCAGGTGGACAGGCCGGCGATGGCGTAGGTGATGACGCCGAGGGTCAGCTGGGCTGCCCGGCTGGTAGGGCGGGAGGGGATGGTGCGGGCTGCTGCGTGGCGCATGGCGGCGGTTCCTTTCAGTTGGTGCGGACGATGACGATGGAGCCGGCGGGGGCGGTGGCGTAGGAGCCTTTCTGGGCGCCTGCGTGGCCGCCGCGGAGGGTGAGGGTTCGGTAGGCGGGGCGGCCGGGGGTTGGCTGGTTGGATTCAACCCTCCAGATGGCTCCTTCGCGGATGATGAGACTGCCGGCGGAGACGTCCTCGATGGGGGTGGGCCTGGTCGGCTGGTGGGGGTACATCATTTGGGGTTCCTTTCCGAGGTCGTGGAAGGCCGTCTGGCGGCCTGTCAGCGGGGGTCTGGGGGGGTGGCCTGGGCCGCCTCCCGGATGGCGGCGTAGAGGCTGTCAAGGGTGTCTGCGGGGCCGTAGGGGGTGCGGGCGGGGTGGCCTCCGCGGGGGTGGATGGTGACCCATCCGTCTTCGACGATGACCTTGGTGCCGGCGGGTAGCTCCTGGTCGGCGATGACGTTCCAGCCGGCGATCCGGGCAATGGTGGCTGCGTTCACTGGTGGCTCCTTTTTTCGGGGGGGGGCTGCGGCGCCCCCCCCCGGGGGTGGTCAGAGGGCGGCGAGGGCGACCGTGTCGAGACGGCCCATGACGGTCAGCCAGTCGCAGAGATCGCTGTGGAGGCTGCTGTTGGGTGAACCGTCGTAGGGCAGGCCCCACTGGTCGACGTCCTGAAAGGCCTGCCGGTCGCCGAGGGTGAGGGTCCACCGGGTGAGGTGGTTGCCTGCCGCGTCGGTGCGGGGGGTGGCGTCCAGCTGGGCGGCCTGCAGGGGGGAGGTGGTGTTGGTGTTCATGTCCATTTCCTTTCTGTTGGTCAACTTATTGGACATAGGCGATGTTCCTGCTGTGTGGTGCGGACGTCAAGCCCGCCCGGCCATGAGGTCGGTCACGTGGCGGTCGGATTGGTGGAACTCCGCCCCTCTCGGCCTCGGGGCGGGGGGTGAGAGGGCCGGAGTTCGGAATGCTGCAGGACCACACGTTGAGATTGTCGCGGCCGGCCGGGCGATTAACGGCAGCCGGCCGCGACGGAAGTCAGGGCCAGAGGCGCCACCCGGCTGACGTTCCCCCACCCAACTCGAATGTCAACAGCGCCGGCGTAGACGAGTCGCCGGAGGCGTTCTGGAACCAACTGGACCCCGGGTCGGCGGTCGGCGCGCAGATGATCTGCCTGCTGTCCCCGACAGTCTGCACTGAGAAGGAATGCCAATGGCCATGCAACAGGACCCTGGCGGCCTGCATGCCTGCCACACAGCCGAACGCCTGCCCTCGGAACCAATCCGCGACCCGGTTCTTTGATCCGGCGGCGTGCCCGTGGGTGACTCCCATGACCGTTCCGTCGGCGGCCCGCACGGTCAGCGACTCCAGCCGCCTCTCAGGCGCCTCGAACTGGACGTGCTCGTAGCCGGGCCGGCCGTCAACGATCTGACGGATGTTGTCAGCTATCAGCAGCCCGTAGTCGTCCCCGGGGAACGACGCCCTGTTGGACCTGCCGATCCCGGTGCGGACCTGGCAGTGATTCGATGGGACTGCCACGTAGGTGACCTCCGGCGCGGCCGAGACCAGGGCTCGGAGCGCGTCGGCGAGCAGCATCTGCGCCGTCCGGATCTGATAGGTGAGCGGCAGGTCGTTGGTCTGCGCCTGGCTGACCGTGTTGCTGAACCCTTCGGTAACGTCTCCACAGTCCACGAGGATGACCTTCCGATACCGTCCGGCCGCGTGGTCGGCGATCCGGGCGATGGCAGAGCGAACCCGGCGGACAGTCTCCTCGGTGCCGCCGAGCCGGTCGGTCTTCCCGATCTGCAGGTCAGACAGCACGACCACGATCGTCGACCGAGACTTCACCTCATGGGCCGGCGTGGCAGGCTCCGCGAAGATCGGAGCCAGGTCCTCGAACCGCTTCGCCTGCACCTCGCCGCGCTCGACGACGCCCGGCTTGTACGTGATCTTCTCGTACGACCCGTCAGCCAGGCGCACGGTCTTCCCTCGGGCTGTGATGGCCTCGACAGGCACTCCGAAGTACTCGTCCACGCCGGACGCGGCTGCCGCGCTGCGACGCTTCAGGGCCTTCCTGTGTCGCCTGACAGCTGCCTCCGACGTCCCGAACTCGTCAGCGATGGCCTGGTTGGTGCGCCGCTGATGCTGCGGCAGGGCGTCGTTCTCGAGGATCGCCTCGTCCAAAGGAGTCACTCGCCGACCTCCTTCTTGTAGTTGCTCACCCACCGGCGGAGCTCGAACATGTTGAACCCGGCCCAGTGGGCGACCGTGCCGCCGGTGCGCTTGTCGACCACGTAGCAGACGGGTGCGGCTGCGTAGTTGTTTGCTGCGGCGATTGCCTGCGCGGTCTCGTCGTCCTTGTACTTCGTCCCCAGGTAGGGCGTGCCGTTCTTGGTCAGGTACCGCTTTGAGGAGCGGCACTGCTGGCAGGACGGCTGGGATGCGATCATGATCTCGAATGAAGCCATCGGTTTGTGCCTTCCGTTTTATAAGGGTCTACGTGTAGTGAGGTGGGCGGGGGTACTCCCGGTCGGTTTCCCCCCACCCGTGGCGCCTGTCAGAACGGGACGTTGAACGTGTTGGACGTGGTCGGGGCGAGCGCCTGCACCCCGCCGGCCTTGTCGGACTTCTTGACGTAGCCGAGAAGCTTCGGGAATCGGACCTCGAGGGCGACGCCTGACTTGGTGTCGGACTCCCAGTTGCGGCGGACGAGCGCGCCAGTCACGGACGCCTGGTCGCCCTTGTGGAGGATGTCGCCGAGGTAGTTCTCCCGGTCGCCGAAGAACGTGACGTCGATGTACAGGGGGTCGCCGTCGTCTTCCCACTGTTTCGTGTCCTGGTTCCGGGTTCGCCTGGTGGCGGCCAAGGCGAGCTTCAGCATGGCGGTGCCGGACTGTGCGTACTTGATCTCCGGGTCCCTGGTGAGCGTCCCCGTGACGGTGATCTCAGCGGCCATTGGTGTTCCTTTCGTTGAACAGGTTGATGATGGTGACAAGGTCGGTGACGGTCATGGTCACCCACTGGTCTTCGGGTTTGCCGTTGCCGTGTCTTTTGTGGACGACCACGCCGGCTGCCGCGCCGAGGTTGCCTGCCTCAGTATGCGCCTCCCGCGTCCACTTCGGCAAGTCCATTCGGGTGACGTTCTTGCATTCGATGGCGATGCGTTTGCCGGCGAGGTGGACTCCGGCGATGTCTCCGGAGTCATGCGCTCCGGTCTTGACTTGCCGGTCAACGTGGAGGCCGTACAGCCGGTCGTTGAGGTGGTCGGCGATGAGCCGTTCGAACCGGGAGCCGGCCGCTTTCGCGGACCTCAGGTTGCGTCCCATGCTTCGCACAGCTCCTTCTCGACTTGGTCGTGGATGGCGGCCAGCTGGCCCTGCAGGTATTCGCGCATCTTGGTGGTGTCTTCCTGCCGGGAGGTCAGGTAGGCGATCGCGTCGGCGAAGTGTGTCTGCAGGGAGTCGAGGCCTGCCTGCCAGGAGTCGCGTGCGGCGATGATGTCCACGTGTCTGCGCGCGTACCAGCAGGCCTTCGCCATGTCTTCCTCGTACGTTGCTCCGTCTTTGGCTCCGGCGCGGAGCGCGTACTTCAGTATGTTGCCGATCAGGAATGTTTCCCGTTCGGTCAGGTTGATGACCTCGACGGGCCACTGCGTGTAGTGGGCGGGGTGGTGAACGCTGTCGTTCATGAGATCACCGCCACAGGTTCGCCGTTGGGGTCGACGTGGAACAGGTCCCAGTCGCCGGGCACCGGCTCCCGCCTGCCGTGCATGACGATCGGAACGGTGGCTTGCTCGTAGTCGGCGTCTGCCAGGGTGTGTACGACAATGGGGGTGTCGACGCCGTACCGGAGGGCGATCTCCTGCGCTCTGCGCATGAGGCCGCCGACAGTGAGGTAGGTCTCGTCGTTCATCTCTTCCTCCTTGCTGTTCATGAGATCACCGCCATGGGGGTGCCGTCGCTGTCTGCCCGATACTGGGCCCAGCCGCCGCGGCAGCCAGTCTTAATGACATTGATGATGGCCAGGGCATCTCCCTGCTCGTAGCCGACTCCCCCGTCGGCGATAGCAGCAACGGGAGTGTCGGCGCCGTACCGGAAGGCCGCGTCCTGCAGCTGCCCCATGAGCCGCCCAATGGTGAGGGGGCTGACGTTCTGGCCGTCGCCGTAGTCGCGAACCACAGCACCGGTGCCAGTGGACCCGAATCCTCCCGTGCTGCGGTCGGTGTCGTCGTCTACGACCCCGATCTCCGCGTCGACGGGCGGCAGCGGCAGGATGATCAGCTGGCAGATCCGCTCCCCGGCGGCGACCATCGCCGGTTCGGCGAGCGCGGTGACCAAGACCTTCAGGTTGCCGCGGTACCCGGAGTCGATAACGCCGACGCCGTGGGGGAGCGCCAGCCCTTTCTTACCGGCGGAGGACCGCAGGGTCAGCTGCCCGTAGTAGCCGTCCGGGATGGCGACCCGGACGCCGAGGTCGATCGTGTACACGGCACCCGGCCTGACCAGGCAGCCCTGCCCCTCGGGGACATGCAGATCGAGGCCAGCGTCTGTGCTGTGAGCCCGGACGGGGTCGGCCACGTTCGCCGTCTTCTGGACGGTAATCTTCATGACTGTTCCTTTCTGCCCCACGGAGACCGGTCCCGGCCTCTCGTCAGGCCATGCGGTTCGGCATGGTAATCGTCGATGTCGTCTTCGTCCCACGCGAGCGGAGAGTGGGCGCCGGAGTCGACCGCTGTCTTGTGGGCGACCCGCGACCCGTAGTTCACGGGGGCGGTGTTGCACTGGTTGCGAGACCAGGCGCATGCGATGAGGAGCCTGTCCTCTTCGGGCACGTACTCGCCTGCGCGGCCTTTCCGCACTGACTTCAACTTCACGCCGGCCATGTCGGCGATCTGCCGCTCGGAGTGGCCGATCCACATGAGGGACAGGACCCGTCGCTGCACTCCGATCGGGGTGACAGTCCGAAGTTTCACGGCTCCTCCCGCGGCTCCGGGTTGACGCCGGACACCCACTTGTCAATGACGGCGGACAGAGAGTCGGGGTCGTCCATGCTAGCCCCGGCGGCCTGCGCCAGCTGCCACACTTCGTTGGCGTCCCGGCCGGTCTCGTGGCAGTAATCCATGAGGATGGTGCGAGTCATGTCCCGCTGTGTGTGGTCTGGCGGCTGCTTTGCGGGCTGCTGCGTGGGCGTGGACTCCAGCTCCTCAGGCGTGTAGACGGTGCCCGCTAGGGCGTCTGACGCGCCCTGACGGCACACCTCGGTGATGGCGCGGGCGCGGAGCATCTGCCGCGGGTACTGCTGCCACGGGCCGCGGCTGCCCCACAGGCCGGCGGCCTGCGCTTTCGCCTTGTCCCAGGTGACGGTGAATTCGTAGTCGGGGTCATCGGCGCGGACCAGGGTCGCGGTCACGGAGTCGCCGTCTTCGCGGAGGCGCAGCTTATGGCCGGCCCGGCGGACGACAGCGCCCATCAAGTCCGCGGACATCGTCATCTTGCCGCGGGCCACGACCATCGACTGCATCACCTGCGTGTACGGGACACCCAGGGCGTCGCCGATGTCCATGGCCCACACGATGTCGGCGGGCTTGCCCCGGTATTCGGCAGGGATCAGCGAGGACTGGGCGACGATCTTTGCGTGCTCAATGCGGTCTGTCATCGGAGTGTTCCTTTCATCATTGTGCCGAGGAGTTGAGTGGCTACGTCCGCGGGGTGCGCGTCGCATTGGTATGGCATGTCTACCGTTGAGCGGCCGGCGCGCATGGTGACTCCGGCCCGGCCGACGTGGACGGCCATGAGGTCTCGGTCGCCCCAGTAGATGTGCAGGGTTGCGGCTTCACTGTCGACCATGGGCTCTTCGATGAGGTGGTCGGGGCCGGGGTGGTCGCGGAGGCAGACGTCGGCGATGACCTTGGCCATGGCGATCCTGTCTGCGACTCCGGCGTGACGGCCGATCATGCCTGCTCCTCGCGTGCATCGTTGAGGGCCCGGCGGATTGCGTTGTAGATGGCGTCCTTGGTGCCGTTCGGGGAGCAGGCGTAGCGGCTGCCTGCGGCGTCGAGCGTGTACAGGCCGTCCTCGGCGAGGCCGGCGATCATGCTGTCGCGCTCGGTGTGGACCTCGATGTACGGGGCGCCGTGGGAGGTGACTCTGAAAGCGGCGTACTCGCCGGCGGTGAGATGGTCGCGGATGGCTTCGAGGAGCGGCAGGAGGAGACGGGCCTGAGAAAGCGGTGACATTGGCGGTTCCTTCCGGTTTCAGCTGTGGCGGATGTTGATTGTTCGGGTGCGGCCGGTGGCCGGGTCGGTGTAGGCGACGTGTTTCCAGTCGGCCATCTCGGCCCGCTCGACACGTCTCCTGTACCTGGCGGCCGCCGCTTTCGCGGACTCGGACCGGTTCTTCACGGCGGTGTTCTGGGGAATATTCATGACAGTGGCAGGTTTCTCAGAATGTTTTCCGCGGCGGCTTCCGCATTCTTGTATTCGAATACTGGGGCCTGCGGGAGGGGTTTATTGGAGGAGGCAACGACAATGTTGAACTCATTGTTGATGAGTGCTACACCGCGCCCCGGGATTATGATTGCGAACTTCCGAACGTCCTCTATCGCGGACCTTACGGTGACCGGTTTAGCTTCAGCGGGGAACCCGCGGCGGGAGATTTCCCTGGCGATATTCAGGGACATCGTCCACGGGTTCTTTCCGTGGCGGCGGAACATCAGTTTCCCTCGAGGAGGAGGAATCCCCCGACGATCCGACCGGCGTCCTTGGGGGTGATCGGGCGGGCAGTGTGGGTGCCGAGCTCTGACGCGTACACGATCCGGTCGGGGTGGACGGCGACCTTTGCCGTGCAGGTGGTGTTGCCGTGCGAGGCGATGGCTACGACTGCGGCACCAGGGTGGCCGGCCCGGTCAACCTCGGTGGCTACGGCGCCATAGCCGATCGTGTTCTCGCGGACCCACTTGGCGATGCGGGTCGCGGTGTTGTTCTGGTCGGCGGTTGACAGGTGCATGGGGTGTTCCTTTCTGAGGTCGTACGAGCGTTTCTGAGGCTCGCTCAGTGGGTGGGTGCTGCCTGGTACTGGACCGGGGTCGTTCGGACTGCAGCGTGGCGGAGGATGGCCTTCCTGTGGTTGCTGGACCGGGTGGCCTTGATGGCGGCAGGCAGGCCAACGACGAAGCCAAGGACAACGACCATCGTGACGTGGCCGGTGACCAGGGCAAAGGCGGAGGCCAGGGTCCAGACGATGTTGAGGGTGGCGACCCAGGTGATCAGGGTGGTCGCTGCCTTGCTGGGGATCTGGGCGGTGGTGTTCATTTGGCTCCTCCTCGACGGGGTTGGTTGACTTGTTGGCGCCATCCTACGGCGTGTCGACACGCCGGTCAACCCGCGTCTCGGTGACGTCGGTCACGGTCCGGGGAGGCGGGTGGGGGGTATCAAAATGAGACGACAGGGGGGTATCAAAATGAGACCCAAACCTTATCCAAGAGAATAAACACCCCCCTACCCCCCGCTGCCAGCAGCCGGCCGGGGCCCGCGACAGCCCGCCACCGCCGACGCCGGCGGCGAGCACCCGCGAACCAAGCAGCAACCGAACCAGCCGCGCCTGATACAGTTGACCCGTTGGTTGACAGCTGGCCTCACGGTTTTTGTGTTGTGTTCCCCGGAGGCCAGCATGGGGCCCGGGTCGAGCCACGAAGCTCCCCGGGCCCCCACCAACAAACCAACGAACACGGCAACCAACACAACACGGAGGCAAACATGGAGTACTACAACACCCAGATCGTCGGCGCCATCAACCTCCGCCCCTACTGGAAACGGAACGACCTCACCGGCGGAGACATCGCCACCCTCACCGCACTCTGCACCTGGTGGAACTGCGAACACATCTACCCGTCATGGGCCGCTATCGAACAACGCTCAGGACAGTCACGCCCCACGGTCGCCCGAGCACTCAGCCACCTCACCGAGCTCGGCATAATCGAAGTCCGCGCCACCCCAGGCAACACCAACGAATACGCCATCCACCTCGACGCCCTCCTCAACCACGACGGCCTCGTAGCAGCAGGCGCCACCAGCCACGACCGAGTCACCGAACAGCCCCGCGCCTACAAACCGCTCACCCCCGTCGCCGACCGAGTCACCGAAAACGACATCGCCCGCGCGCGAGCCAAGCGCAACAAGGCAGCAGCCAAGAAACAAGCACGAGACAAGCAGGAAGCCCAAGAACGGGCCGAATTCAACAAGGCCTACCCCGGCACCAAAGCCACCACCCGAGACTGGCAGAAAGCTAGACAGCACGCCACAGCCCAGGAAATCACCGACGGTGCACGCGCCTACGCAGACCAATGCCGCCGCCGCGAAACACCCGCCCGGTACATCCGCACCGCCCGACGCTGGCTCGAAGACCACGACTGGGAAAACTACCAGCCGCAGAAACCGGCCGACTCAGCCGACCTCCTCGGCAACCCGCGCATCAACGACCCCGAACTCATCAACGCGGAAGCCGACCCCGAACTCATGGCCGACATCGCAGCCATGTGGGACAACGCAACCAACAAATGAACACCCGGAAGGAACACACAAATGGAAACCACCACCATCGAGCAATGCCTCATCGGCTCCGCCCTCTCCGGCAGCGAAGCACAAACCGACACCACCTGGGCCACCACCCCAGAAATGATCGCCAACACCAGGTACGCCGTCCTCTGGGGAATCATCCGCGACCACTGGGCGATGGGCAGAACACCCACACCCGCTTCCGTCCTCGCTGAAGTCCGCAAGCCAGCCACCGGAGAAGACATACTCGACTGCGTGCACGCGTCCGTGAACCCCGCCGACGCAGACCACTACGCCCGCCTCGTCCAAGAGGCCTCCGCCAAACGCGACGTCCACGACGTACTCACCCGCGCCGAACAGCTCCTCCAAGGAGACTCCACCGCCGCCGAAGTCGCCTCCTGGGCTCAGTCCCACATCGGCAACACAGCCACCGACAGGGACTTCATCTCCATGCCCTCCCTTGTCGACCAGTGGTACACAGCCAAGAAAGCGACCGGCGTCAACACGCCCTGGGCCAGCGTCAACGACATCGTCGGCATGCACCGCGACGGAGGACTCCACGTCATCGGCGCTCGCCCCGCAGTCGGCAAAACCCTCTACGGCCTGTACCTCGCAGCCTGCGCCGCGCGCAACGACCGGCACGTCCTCTACGTGTCCATGGAGATGCCGGCCCGCGAGCTGCTCCCCAGGCTTCTGTCCCAAGCCACGGGCGCCGCCCTGAAGTACACGACCAGAGAGGAGGCGGCACCCGCCGACCTAACCGACACCCTCAACCGTGCCGCCGCTCAGATCGCAGCCCTGCCCATCCACATCAGCGACAAGGCCGGCATGTCTGTCGAACAGGTCGCCGCCCTCGGGCGCACCCTCCACCACAAGAGGAAGCTCGGCGCCGTCGTCATCGACCACATGCAGCTCCTCGCCCCATCCCGCGGCATCCCCGGCTCCTCGCTCAGGGAGATGGTCACCTACCAGTCGCGCGCCCTGAAGGAACTCGCCCTCGAACTCGACGTCCCCGTGTTCGCCCTATCGCAGCTGTCCCGCGCCTCCGAAATGAGAGACGACCTCGCCCCGAAGCTCGCCGACCTCCGCGAGTCGGGCAGCATCGAACAGGACGCGGACACCGTCACCCTCCTGTCCCTGCCCGTCCGCAACGGCGTCCCCGACAGGGCACGACTCACCGTGTCCGTGGCCAAGAACCGGCACGGGGCGACAGGCGCCACCGAGCTCATCCGCCAGCCCGCCATGGCCGTCCTCGCAGAACCCGCCCCACAAGGCCACTGACAGCCACGCAGACGGCCTTCCCCCCCCTACCCGGTACTCAGGTAAGGGGGGGTGTCTGTTAGGCCGGCAGCGTCGCTTACGCGGCCTCCACACAGAAGGGGCAGGACAGATACCATAAGAACACCGACACCAACCAATAAGGGAGACCGCCATGACACGCACCCTCTACGCCGTCGCACTCGCCAGCGGCATCCTCTCCGCCATCCACGCCGCACTCCTCTGGTACGCCGGCCTCACCGCAGGGGAGCTTGACATCTCCACCAGCCTTCTCTGGACCGTCGTCTCCGCCGTCTGCCTAGCCTCGCTCCGCCCCATCCGCTGGGCCCGCAAGCACGGCAACCGCCCAGGCTTCCACCGCCGCTAACACCCAGGATCCCCTGACACCACCCAGGTGCCAGGGGATCCTTCCATCTCCATGCTCCATACCGCACCACCCACCACAGACAGGGACCTTGTACCCAGGAGAGCGGGACCCCTCACCCCCGCGCCCGCACCCCGTTGGGGCTATGACACCAAACCAGAGATATCTAGGTAGTAGATAGTAGGCACCTGTGGACAAGTGGATAACCCCACCTTCCGCCGCAACCCCAACGACCCGCAACCCACAACCACCTGTGGATAACTCAGGGGGTGCAGTGAATTACTTGTATGCACAACCACTTACCCACAGGTTATCCACAGCCAATCCACAAGGTCACCCACAGGGTTACCCACATGACACAGCACACAGGGCAGGACCAAAGCCCCACCCCGGGGACAAACACCAAACACCAACACCCCCCCAGACACCCCCCACCCAGAAAGGACCACACACCACCACCCCCCACCCCCCCAGTACCATGGGACACATGCCATGGACCACCAGCAACCGACACACACGACTCCCAAAAAACTGGAGCCAACTCAGAAAACAAATACTGCAAACAACAAACGGAAAATGCGCAGGCCTCGCAACCCCAGGATGGGGCACAGGGTACTGGGCAGACGGCCCCCAGGGCACCCCCTACGCCGGCCCCCGATGGCACCACACCGACTGCACGACACGCGCCACAGACATCGACCACATCCAACCCGGAGATCTAAACGCCCCAAACAACCTCCAACCCCTGTGCCACCCCTGCCACGCCTCCAAGACCACAGCCGAGGTCCGCGCCATACACGCACGCAAGACACACATGCGAACACGACCAACACCACAACATCCATGCGACAAACAACAAAACAAAACAAAAACAAAATGAAACGAAAACAAAACGAAAGCAAACGAAACGCACAACCAAAACACCGAACGCAAAATCCGAAACAAAACAAAAATCCGCCGCAAAAAAACGAACGGCACCCCTGGCGGTAACTCCCCCACCCCCACACACGAAAGACCGGGGGAGATAGCAACTCCGCTCCCGGATGCCCCCCGCCACGCGTTTTCCCCGTGAGCGCGGCCACAGCGCCGCCCCGCTACCCTGGGAGCACCCCACCCCGACCCGACGGGGCACAACAGACAGGAGGGCAGATGTCAGCATCACCTGCAACCGCCGCAGCCCAGATGGAGTACTGGGCCACCTGCGGCCCCGGGAAGCCCCAGGGAGGTGACTACAGCGTCGGATACTCGCAGCCCGACCGGTGGATGGCGTACGAACGCTCCACCGACCTCGGCTGGCTCACCGCAGACGCCAACATGGACTGCTCCGCCGGTGTCGCAGCCGCGTGGAACTACGCGTTCCACGCCGACGGCGAGCCTTGGAACTCCAGCGTCATGTTCCCCAGAGACACGTACACCGGCAACATCCGCGGCTACGCCACCAGCAGAGGCTTCGAAGACATCCACTGGGACGACAGCAGCCTCTACCCGGACGGCGGCCTCCAAGTCGGCGACCTGATCCTCTCCGAGGCAGCCTCCGGCGGCGCCGGCCACGTCGCCATGGTCACCAGGAACGGCCTGTCCGAGGCGTGGATCGCCGAAGACGGGTCCATCGACGGGTACATCGGCGACCAGACCGGCTCTGAGTGCCGGTGCGTGTCCTATGAGGGCCACCTGTACACGCAGACGGCCCGGTGGACGCACTGCCTCCGCTACCTCGGTGGCACCGCAGCGCCCATTCCCCCAGCACAGGAGCAGTCCCGCGCCAGCCACGACGGGTACGAGCTGTCATACGTACAGCAGGCCGTTCTTCGCGCCGCAGACAATGTCGGCTGCCCCTGGTGGGCGGCGCTCGCGGCCCTGTGGATGGAAACCGGCGAGTACGGTGCGAACAGTTTCGGTCACGACGCCGGCGGCGCCTACTGCGGCGGCGGCGAAGTCACTGAAGCGAAATTCCGGGACTTCTACGCGCAGATCAGCGCCGGCGCCACGTCCAACGGTGTCGGGCCGCTACAGGTCACGTACCCCGGCTACTTCTTCAACGACCCCGACCGAGCCTGGTGGGACCCCGAGAAGTCCGCCGAGGTAGGTTGCGGCATCATCAGGGACCTCATCGCCGAGGAAGGAGACTCCTACGAGGACCTGAGGCGTGTCGGATCCCGCTACAATTCGGGTAGCGCTTACGGCGCCTACGAGGCGTACGGCACGCCTTTCAGCGACCGGTGCAGGTCGTGGTACAACTACGGGCGCCCCAACGGCGCAGGACAGGAGGTATGGGAAATGGCTGAAGGCGTTGACATTCTCAGGGAGATCAGGGACCTGTTCAGGTCCGGCCAGGCCGGCGACCACTTTGCCGGCGACATGAACTGGTACGCGAAGGCAACCTACGAGGAAACCAAGGCGATCCATGCTGCGGTTGACAAGGTCCTCGACGCGCTGACCCCCGGCCAGGAGGGGGTCAAGTCTGCGGGGGCGATCTACGGTGCTGTCAACGACATCCGCACCGCCGTGAAGCCTGCCGACGTCGAGCGGCCCAACGCTGGCAAGTGACCCCCCATATCGTCCCGTGCGCGGCCCATTGGTTTGCTGCTGCGGCGATCCTGGGCGCGTACTGGGTCGGGCGGCTAGAAGGCCGTCAAGAAACAACAGAGGAGAAAGATGAATCTGACTGCTGAGCAGAGCGCGACCCTGACCGCTGTCGCCGCCGTTGCGTGGCCTTTCGCCCAGGCGGCCTTGGACAAGCCGTACTGGTCCGCGGGCAAGCGGCGTGCCCTGACACTGGCTGCCGTTGTTCTGATCGCCGCTGGTACATGGTTCGTGGGCGCCTACCCGGCGACCGCTGAGGCTGCCGTGTCCCAGCTTCTGGCTGTTGCCGGCCTCGTCCTCGGCGCCTTCAACATCCTGAAGAGCGTGAAGATCAACGGTATCTCCATCCTCGACTGGGCGGGCATCGTCACCCCCGGCGGCGTCACCCTGCGCGCCCCCGGCGAAGGCAAGCACGCCAAGTGATACACTGAGCGCGTTGTAGTTCAGGGCTGGCGGCCCGGGTCGGTGAGGGCCCGGGCCGCCAGCTGCTCACAGAGGAGAGGACAGTCGGATGGCAGACCGCAAACCGCCGGCGAGGCTCAGCAAGTCGGCGCGCGCCCTGTGGGGCGGGGTCACATCGAAATGGGACCTCCGGCCAGACGAGCTGCGCATCCTCGAAGACGCCTGCAGGGAAGCATCCCTGGTGGACCGGATCGAACGGGAACTCGGCTCCGATCTCCTCACCCCCGGGTCCACAGGGCAGGTCCGCGCCCATCCGCTGCTCGGAGAAGTCCGGCAGCACCGCGTCGCTATGTCGCAGCTGCTGTCCCGCCTGAACCTGCCTGACGCCGACGCGGATAGCCGCGCCCAGGACGCCCGAGCCCAGCATGCGCGCCTGGCCGCCGTGGCCCGCTGGGGCGAGGCCCTGTAATGGCACGCGCCCGGCAGGTGCCGGTCGTATCGGACAACGAGATAGAGCAACAAGCGATCCGCGCCTACTACCTGCGTCTCCTCACTGACGGCAGGCCACTGCCCGAAGACGCCCCCGTCACTGCTGTCGGCCCCGTCTGGGATCACCAGGAAGGGGCCTGGGAGCTCCCCGAGCGGACTATCGCCCTCGATGCGATGGTGTGGGCATCACAGTGGCTCCGAGGCCCAGGCGGCGGCCCCTGGCGGTTCACCGCCGAACAGGCGCGTTTCCTCTCCTGGTACTACGCGATCGACGAGAACGGCGTGTTCCGCACGCCCACGGTCGTCCTGCAGCGCTGCAAAGGGTGGGGCAAGGACCCGCTCGCCGCCGTGGTTGCCCTGATCGCCCTGTGCGGCCCTTCCGTGCCCACCACAGACGACGGCGGCGACACCTGGCGTGGACGCCCGGAGACCGACCCGTGGATCCGCCTCCTCGCCGTGTCTCAGGAACAGACACGCACAACGATGGGGAACATGCCAGCACTCCTGCCGCAAGAGACTCGCGACCGCTACGCCCTTCACGTCGGCGCTGGCGGCATATCCCACCGGGACGGGTCCGCCGGCGTCATCGTGCCGATCACATCGAACCCCGCCGCCGCGGAGGGCGCCCGCGCCACCCTCACCGTGTGCACCGAGACGCAGAACTGGACCGCGTCCAACAATGGCATCGCCATGATGGGAGTCGTCCGCGGAGACGCCGCCAAGTCCCCGAAGGAACGCCAGGCCCGCGTCCTGCACCTGTGCAACGCGGCCCGCTCCGGCGTCGAATCGGTTGGCCTGGCTGTCCGAGAAGCCCACGAACAAGGACGCGACGCAGAGGCCGGCATCCTCTACGACTCCCTCGAAGCTGACGCCACCGCCCAACTCACCTACGAATCCGCCCCAAAAGTCGTCGAAGCCGTCCGCGGGGACGCCACCTGGCTCGTCCCGGACCGCATCATTCAGGACATCATGGACCCGTCCACGCCGCCGTCCGAGTCGCGGCGGAAGTGGTACAACCAAGTCGTCGCCGCCGACACGGCATGGCTTGAACGGTCTCAGTGGGACGCATGCCTCGATAAAGACCTCCCTGAACTCGACCCGGGCGACGAGGTTGCCGTGTTCTTCGATGGCGGCAAATCCGACGACGCGACCGCCTGCGTGGCTGTCCGCGTGTCAGACGGCGCCCCGTTCGTGGTCGGCCTATGGCAGCGCCCACCGGACGCTCGCGCCCACGGGTGGGTCGCACCCAGAGAACGCGTTGACGCCGAGGTCCGCGACTTCGTCGAACACCATAACGTGGTCGGCCTATGGGCAGACCCGTCCCACGCTCTGGACGACGTCACCATGGAGCGATTCTGGGACGGAATCGTGGACGGCTGGCACCAGGACTATGGCCGCCGCCTACCCCTGAAAGCGTCACCGCAGCACGCAGTCAACTGGGACATGTCCGACCCGAAACACCACAGACAATTCGTGTACGCCGCACAGGCGCTCACATCCGAGATAGACTCCCGCCAGTTCGTCCACGACGGCGACCCCAGGCTCCGCGCCCACGCACTCCACGCGGTCCGCTACCCCACGAAATGGGGTGTCTCCATCAGCAAAGACCACCGTGAATCCCGGCGGAAGATCGACCTCGCCGTCTGCCTGATCGCGGCACGTATGATGAGGACCGTATACCGCAACGGGCGCCGCAACCGATCGCGAGGGAAGATATGGTGAACAACGGCAAGACGACAATCCCCGGACCGTGGGACCGGCTCGTCAGCAATCACACGGAAGAACTTGCTTGGACTAGGCAGCGCCGCGAGGACGTTGCCCCGCTCGCCGACCCTCACGGGCGGATGCTCGGCCTCGCCGACATAGACGGCGGCACCAAAAACGAAGAGCGGCGCCGCCTTCGGCAGCTATCCCTCGGCCCGACGCTCGGCCTGCTCGTAGACACGCTCGCCCGACAGCTACTGTGCGACGGCGTGTCCCGCTCCGGGCTCACCGGCGACCCCGAGGACGACACTGACGACCTCCACACCATGTGGGAACCGTGGGAATACGCCGGCCTCCCCACAAAACAAACCGCCCTGTACCGGGAATCCCTCATCGACGGTGTCGCATACGTGATAGCACTGCCCGGACGCCCACAGCCGCGGCTCCTGCCGTTGCCGTCATCCCGCGTCGCCTGCGGGTGGGGCGGCGACCCGTCCGCAGAGTGGCCCACCGAAGTTGCACTCCTCGACGGCGCCGGCAACCCGTGGATGTACATCGATGACACGTCCGTCATCGACCCGAAGACCGGCGAGACCACTGCCGCGCACCCCGCCGGCGTGTGCCCTGTCGTCCGGTTCGCCCCCTACCAGGACCTTGCAGGCGCCTGCCCAGGCCTCGTCGACCGGCTCCGCCCCGCAGCGCGCAGGTACGTGAAAACCGTCAACGACAGACTCCTCGTCCAGCACAATAACTCGTGGCGCGTCCGCACCGCCACCGGGCTCACCGACCCCGGCTCCCCCGAAGAGGCAGAACGGCAGAAAGCTATCCTCGAGCACGCCGACATCCTCACCGGAGGCGAAGGAGTCCAGTTCGGCTCCCTGCCTGAAACGACCATGTCTTCTCTGCTCGACGCGGAACGAGCCGACCTCGGCACCCTCGCCGCACTCGCGTCCGTCCCCTCATGGGCGCTGTCCGGGTCGCAGCTCGTGAACCTGTCCGCCGACGCACTCGCTGAAGCTAAGAGCGCTGAACGCACCCACGTGGACGCCATCCAGCGCGCCTACGGCCGGTCCATCGCGTCGCTACTGCGCCTAGCCCAAGCTCAGGCCGGCCGACGTGACCTCGCCGCCGACTACTCCCTGCGCATCGACTGGCGAGACATGGAAGCTAGGTCCCTGTCCCAGGCCGCCGACGCGCTCGGCAAGCTCACTCAGTCCCTCGGTGTTCCCGCCGAGCTGCTGTGGCAGCGCATCCCCGGCGTGTCACCGCAGGAAGCTGACGAATGGCGGAAGTGGGCCGACCAGCACCCCGACGCGCTTACCCAGTACGCGCAAGCCCTCACCCCCAGCCAGGGTGAAGGGACTGACAACCCGCTGAAGGCCTGACATGCGGTGGGGAGCTGCCGCGGTCACCCTGTCCCACCAGCGGTCCATGACCCCGCTCGCCCAAGCGATCGCTGACGCCGCTCAAGAGGACGTCGACCGGCTCCGCGGAGGCGGCAGCGTCGCGGAGCGGGCGTTCATGGACGCTGCGCTCCGCCGCCAGGCGGCCGCGGACAGGGCGGTCGACACTGAAACAAGCCGCTACCTGTCCCGCTACCAGACCGCGTCCGGCCTGCACATCGCCCAGGACCTCGTCGGAGACGCGATGGAATCCCGCGAAGTTGAAGTCATGACCCTATCCGGCCCCGTCACCCGTCGCGTCGCCATCCGAGCCGGCGCATCCGAAGCGGAAGCGCTCGCCCTCGCACGGAAACGGATGGGTATCGCCGCCGGGAAGCTTGCCCGCGACCGGGACCGACTGTCCGTCATCAGGTCCGCCCGGAAATCTAAGCTCCGTGCCCGCCGCGTCATCGTCGGAAAGACCTGCGCGTTCTGCTCCATGCTCGCCGCCCGCGGCCCCGTCTACACCCCAGAGACCGCCGCGTTCCAGTCGCACCCCCACTGCGACTGCACGTACGAGATTAGCGACCAAACCCCGAAACAATGGTTGCGGTCCGGCGCTACCAGCCACGAAGAGGCCATCTCCGACGCTTACGACCAAGCCGCCGAAGCCACCAAAGACATGGGCAACGGTAAGGCCCGGCGGAGGGGCATCCTCGAACACATGCGCCGCCAGCACCCCGGGCTGTTCACTGACGGGATCCCAGGCAAGTGATATACACTGTGAACGTCTCACAGAAACCACGAGAGGAGGCCGCATGACTGGCTACCCTGGTCGCCCTAAGGTGGACGACACGAAGACCAGCGATGCGTCGCCCGTCCCCGCCGGTCAGGAGGACGCTGCGAAGCCCGCGGCTGCCCCCGAGGCGGCCAATGAGGGTGACGCTACGAACCCGCAGACCGACCGCGCTGCCGCGGACACGGAGGAGAAGCCCGAGCCGTCCGGTTCGGACAAGCCGGCCGCGCCCGACAGCACCC